AGTCACGCCGTATTCCTTTTGCAGCATGGCCACCTGAGCAATGGGGCCGAGCTTATCGACCGCAACACTCACAGCAGGCTTGACTTCGGGCTGCGCGGGAGGCGGAGACAGTTTCGCGGCCATCTCGCTGTGCCCCTGCCAGTGCAGCATGAGGTTCTCAAAAAACAACGGCTGCTCGCGCTTGAGCTTCTGTCCTTCCGGCGAGTTGATCTTGTTGAAGCATGTCGCCGCTTCGATGGCATGATTCACGCTGGCATCCTGCTCAACGGGCACCGAGCTAACTTTCGGAGGGATCTGCGCGATAGCCTGCTGAACCTGCTGTAGTCCCTGCTGGCCCTCCGGCGTTTGCGCCTCCGGCTCGGTCTGCGCCTGCTGCATCAACTGCTGAACTTGAACCTGCGCCTGGATAAGCGCAGGGTTGTCCTGTGGCGGAGTCTTGAGCAGAATCTCGAACTCTTCCTGCTGCTTGCGAACCGAATCCGTGCCAACAATCTCAATTCCGAAACGCTTGGTTACCTTGTTCAGCGCCTCAAAGTTCATCGGATCATTCAATGACTGCGCCAGGATCGGAACGTTCGCAGCATTTTCTACGGCGTCCTTCAATCTCTGCTCTTTTTCGGCCTCGGACTCAGGAAAACCGCTGTCTGCCTGTGGAAAGCAGTAAGCATCCCCACTCGCCATTTTGCTTACATCCGCCGAAATACGTCCCACTCCCGGCACCATGCCGGACACCGTTCCCTTTCGATTCCGGCCCGCCCAGCGCGCCGCGTTGCCGCAGGATATGGCAATCCCCCAATTCAAAGCATTAAACGGCGTGCCAAACACCTGCAACGCCTGGTCGCGCTGAATGGTGATCCCGCCTACCGTGTCGGTCCCATCCGTGCCGCCAAACATCGAAGGACTGGCGCCGTCCAAAGTCGTCGGCAACGCCTCCGTCAGCGACTCGATAAATTCGGCAAGTTGCGCCGGAGGCGTGGGGACCTGCTCAATGCCGGTATAGCTGGAAATGTCTTCGCCAGCGTCCCGCAGGACAGGCATGGAAAACGCCGGGTCGTTGCGCTGCTGTTGAATCGCTTCCGACTTGATCTTTTCCGCATCGTGCATCTTGCGCGGCACGCACGCGGTCATATAGCGGTTGAAGAGGCTGAAGTCGTAATTCAGCACTTTCTGGACGGTCAGATTGTTCGATCCGATAGCTCTGCGATTCTGCCCAGTCCCATCACGCGAGTATAGGATAATCACGCAGTCGTCCATCTTCTCGTTGCGGAGATAGGCGAACTCGCCCCCGATGAACACGATCCGTGCGCCGTCTTTGCAAATGTCGCGAACCTGTTTCCGAATTCCTTCATCAGGAATATCGCGGAACTGCGAAGGCCGTACCCACCAGGTAGTCTCGGTCACGGCCCGGTCAGTGGCATTCGAGGTGAAGCCAGTCTGATTCTGGACGGCATTACGAACGGTCAGGCGGCAGGTTCGCGCAATCTGGCCGCCCCCGGCATTCGCAGAGATATTCGTGATCCATGAATACTTCTCTTTGGCGACCGCAAGATCAATCTCACGCTCGCGCCTGCACCACGGAAGCGGGTCGTCTTCATCAATCGACATCGGCACAGCAAATTCCAGCTTGCCGTAGGCCCGGGTTAGTTCCCGGATGGCCGGCTCGCCCGCTTCCATACCAAAGCGCTGCGCATCGGCAATCGACTCGGTAATCAGCGCCGTGCGGTCATCGGTGTAGAAGAGGCCGCCCACCTTGACGCAGAGATTGCGAACATTGGTAGCGAGTTTCCACAGATGCTTGTACTTGTCCGACTGCTCGGCATACTGCTGGTCGATGGCCGATTCGGGGATCTTTGCGAAAAACTCAGGCTCAGGGTCTTTGACGGTTACGGCGGCGACGATCTTGTCTTTGCGCGCGCCGTACATGTTGATGGACCACAGCTTTTTGTGATCCTGCTGAGTGATCGCCCCAGCGCCCACTCCAGCACCGCCGGCAGTCCCGACAATCGTCCAAGCGCCCGTCTTGTCATTGGTGAGCCACTGGTAGCCGCGGTCAAACAAACGCGCTTCAGCCGCCTGAACGACTTCCCAGATACGGGCCGCATCCTCATACTTGCACGATCCGTCCACCATCGCCTTGATCGCGGCGACACAATCCGTCCCGAGCTCATCCGGCCCGTACATGTCTTCCGGAGATATCTCGAACGGAGCATAGAGGCCCAAGTTGAGCTTGGACGTGTCCATCGGCTTCAAGCCAATGGGCTTGACGTCTTCGATTTGCCCCTGAACTTCAGGAAGCGCGGCTGCTGCCACTACTCAGCGTCCTCGGTCGTTTCGGGATCAGCGGGAATGGCTTCGGTTACTTCCTCGACCACCGGGGCCGCATGCTCAGGCTCTTCGTAATGCACATAGCCCGTCGCGGGGTTGATCTTAGGCTGGCTCATAGTATTTCTCCTGTGCTTTCAGGGCTTCGGCCTGCATCTGCTCGAAGGATGGGTTTAATGCCCGATCCAAGACATCCGTGTAGCTTTTCGGCGCGGGCGTTTTCGGGTTGTCTGGTAACAACGTCGAGGCCGAGACCAGCGAATAGGTATTGCCCGGCTGCACTCGCTCGCTGCGTATCGCCTCCCGTACCAGGTCAATCAGCCATGCGCGGAATTTAGTCTTCAGCGTAGTAATCATCGGTGAAGCCTCGCTATCTGCGATTCCAGACCACACACGGACATAATCGCTACATCCAACCTATCGCGAGTTTCCTGCATAATCGCATCCATCTGCTCGAAGCTGATCGGTGATTTTTGTGCAAACTGCTCGCTAATAAGTAGCTTTAGCCTGCGCTGCTCTTCGAGAATCTCTTGAAGTAAGCCGCTGTTTATGCGTGCCGATTCAAATACGTCTTGAATCCCAAGAATTTTACGGATGCCGGTTTGTAGGTTGGTCACTCCCACCAATTGCCTCCCTGCGCCTGCTTTTCTTGCCGTGTGTGCTCGCGCAACTGAATCAAATAATTCGCCACCGGATCAGGAGTTGCGGCAAGCTCGCGTCTAACCTTCTCTTCATGCGGTATCGCCGCCGGCCTGCCCACGATGTGGTAGATCCCATAGCCAGCGCCCTGCAATGGATCGTCGCCGGAAAACTCAGCAATCAACTCAGGCCGCTTGTCGTCTCGTGGAGCGGCAATCAGGCAATCAATCAGCTTTGGGCAGTCCTCAGAGATGAGCCAGTTCCGCTGTTTGCCCGGAACCTCTTTGCGCAGCAGGTTGTACATGGTCTGCTCGCGTCCCAGCTTGTCTTTGCCGGAGTTGAGCGGCAGCGGTATCCCGTATGGCCGTAACACCGAACCGAGCCGCATCGCTACTGAGTTTGCCGATGCCCCAAACGTCTTTGTGGTGGTACTGGCAAACGCATCGTGGCTGAACGGAAACGCCTGAATCTTCGGAAACTTGCCTTTGTCGTCGACCAGCCACGCGATAATCTTTTCGCCCAACATCTCAGGGTCGTGGTGCTGCAACATCAGCTCATGCCCGGTTCGGATGATGCCAAAATCATCCATGTAGTGCCGATACAAGGCCGTCCAATGTTCGAATCCCCAATCGCCGGATATCCATTGCCTGTGCCATGGTTGAGGATTCCACTCGTCCGCCGGAATCACATTCAGCGCACGGTCAAAAGCACCGGTGAAATAGCCGCCGGTAACGTCCCATGAGCCTTCCATAAGAGCTTTGCGCAGTGCGTCCGGCAAGCTCATCAACCCAGCAATAAAGTTGGGATCGTTCGCGTAGATCGGATTATCGAGATAGGTGCAGGGAAAGAACGCATAATCTTCAGCGCGATATTGCCTGCGCTGGTTCGCATCCATCTCATCGCATGGCCGGTGCTCGACAAATGTTGGCCGTACCCAGATCGTTCCTACGCCTACTGGATTGCCAGCGCCCAGCCTTCTTGCATCTTTGCTGACCGAGCAGCGGTTCCACGGGGCAATTCCGTTCCACTGCTTCCAGGTGAACTCGCAGACCTCATCGTAGTAAACGTCTTTCCATTGGCCCTGCCAGCCGAAGATGTCGTCCTCGTACTGGCACGATCCAAACCGCGTCAGCGCGCCATTCAACCACAAGACTTCAAACGGTTTCTCGGTGAACTTTTTGTACAGCGAGCGGTCAATCTTCTCGCGGAACCGCGTAACCAGCGTGTTTTCAAGCATCGGCTGCGTGCGCCGCAGAAACAACGTCTGAACTTGCTTCGCATCGTCAAGGTTGAATTCATTGACGGTGATGAGATTTTCCATCAGCATCGCCGTCGTCTTGCCCGGCCCCGCCGCTCCGCCGAGAAACCTGTACCGCGCCGGAGACGCATGAAACTCGCGCTGCATCGGATACGGCGAATAGGACTTCCGCAGGTCAACAACCGCGCGCTCGAAACCTTCAGTCACGGTTAGGCCGCGGGATATCGTTCACCAACGTCACCGCGCCGCTGTGCTCCATCGCCAACTTGTCGCCATACTTCTTCGGCGCTAACTTGCTCATCAGCCATTTGCGCGTCTCCACACGAAGCCGCGAACGATTGATCCATTCTGAGTTCTCGACCTCGAATTCTTCTTTGCCGCGCTTGATCGTTTTCGTGTCGCGCGAACTATCATCAGCAATTTCAAGGATTTCCTCGGCCGCCAACTCCTGCTGATTTTCCTTCGCGCGCGCATATTTGTCAGCGAATTCAGGATGCCGAAATCGCCACTTAAACAGGGTTTCGCGCGTAATCCCAAATTCCTCAGCGACCTGCGTCGTTCCAAGCAAAGTCGAGGAAATGCGTTCACAGATTTTGTCCGCGATCTCCGGTGTATAAGTGCTGGGTCTTCCCATGAGCTAAAAATTGATTTCCTTGTAGGGTTTCACGTGAGGCGGCTAAAAAGAGGGGCGACGGATGCCGCCCCAACTCTGCCTTGGTTCTCACGGTTTAGGTGAGCTTGTTAAATCTGGATCGCACCAGCGCGAATGAGCTGAATGAACTCATCGAAGGATGGATTCTCACGGAAGAATGCGGCGGCCCGATCCTGTTTTTCGGCCTCCAGACGGTGATAACCGACACTCTTTTCTGCTTCCTCGCGGAGAGAAGGACGCCGATATTCTCCGCAAGACTGCATATCGGAGACTGGCGTTTGCGTTCTTGACTGGTATTCCGTTTGCGCCTGAATTTTTGCATTTATTTCGTCGAAATTCAAATTTCCTCTTTTCTGGGGGAGAGCTTGAATTGCGGCGGCTCAACCTGATTGGCCCCGGACGGGAGGTTGAGAGCCTATCGGGAACCGCCGCAAACTTGATTACGCTGGGCTTGGATGGTAATAGCCCGCACATATTGCCGTAGCATCAAGGACCATGCGCCGGCCATTTCGATACGCCTCTAGTCCACTCACAGAGGGCTCGAATTTCACGCCTGGCAACTCCGCAACCGCTAGGGGTTCACGCAAACGCGCCTGCTCAGACCGAGCTGCAACACGTTCCGCCAACGTTAAATCCCGGATCGATAATCCGTCTTCGACCCATGCGGACAAGCACTGCTCAACGCGGTTTCGCGCCTGAGAGCGTTTGATTCTTTGATTTGTGGAAATGTTCAGAACTTTCCCATGAGCACACATCGGCGTTCAGAGACTCCAAAGGCTTGGGTTGTTTCAGGGTTTGCCCGACTTTATGCTGTGTCAGACATCAGACCAGGGATGATTGATGAGGTTCGGACCGCTCATCTTCGGTCGGGGCGGCGCTACTGCCTGCCGCGAGCATCGGTCTGATGCGCTTTCATCTTCCAAGGTTGTTTCGAATTTGTCA